AAGTTACCTAATCTAACTCTGGTGTCAAATGAACCTCCAACTGTATCATACCCATCAATAACATCTATATATGGTGCATCATCATCAGATGAAGTAATATATACTGCACCTTTTCGCTCATCTTTAGTTACAGATCCAACCCTAACAAACGTTTGGCCTGCAACAGGAGCAGATCCGGTAGCGCTAGCAATAGGACATAATACATTTCCACTAACTTGACCTATTATTGCCACGTACATTTCTGAATAAATAATATTATTTCCTGACCACGTTTGAGCACGAATTATATCACCAACAGAAAAAGGAATTAAATTATCTTCACCTGTATCAACGTATAATGTATAATAATTAGCACTAGCACTAACAGAATCAACTTCAATAGCATCAGAAACCCAGATGGCTCCATTTGTTGCTCTTATTTTATTAATTTCTAATGTATATACTGACATTGATTGTCTAACAGTTAAATTATCTACAGTTAACCGGTTATCATCAGTTTCAAGTTTCCACCCACTTCCACCAAAACCCTTAGAATAACCAGAATTATCTTGAATATTACCATCAACATTTAAAGTATTAAATGTCGGTGAAGATGTTGTTTTAATAACTTGATTTAAATAATCAGAAAATTCATACCCATCCCACAAATCACTATTTAACCCTGACCCTGGACCATCAACATTTTTTATTTTATTTAAAACATCTAAATCTTCATAATCTGAATTGTTTACTTTGTCATTTTGTAAAACAACAATATCAGATTCAGCAATATCGATTTCACTCTGTAATACAACAATATCACTTTCAGCTGTATCGATTTCACTCTGTAATACAACAATATCACTTTCAACTGTATCGATTTCACTCTGTAATACAACAATATCACTTTCAGCTGCATCTACTCTTGTATCATTTGCATCTTCGTAATCTTCAAATATATTTTTTTGTAAATAAATAGATAAATCTGTTCCCCCTGCTCCGCTAGAGTTAGCAGCTCCAGTGTTTGCACTTGTATTTGCTGAATTACCTCCGATGAAATTATGGTGAATCACTGTTGTTGTTGCATCATATGATGTGTCATATGTTGAAATTTTTAAAAATTCGACTTGTGATAATTTCTTAGGATCAGTTGAATATGTTATCGAAAATAATCGGTAATAAGCACCTCCTAATTTTGGATTGTCAATATATATTTTTTTCTTAAAATTTAAAATCGAAATGTCAAAATTTGATAGTTTCATTTTAATTTTTGCATATTTCGAATTACCGTTTATTTTTAAAATTGTGTCGTTTCCCCAAAATTTTGTGTACATATTTTCATTTGTCACATTTTCAAATCCCGTATTAGAAATATATTGATCCGATGAATCGTAATTAATATTAAACATATCGCTATTGTTCAATGATACAATATTTTGATATGTAATTCCAGTATTTAAAAAAGGTGACAATGTTAAATATCTGTCAATTTCATAATATGTAATAATTGATGTATTATTATAATAATTGTCATAAGGAATGGGTATATTAATTTCCAAGGGACCATAATACATTTTATTGATAAATCCTGAAATTATTGTAGAATTAATTGATGAATAATGACTCATTATTGGGAATGGGACTACAGTATCAATATCATATTTATCTGTTGTGTTTTCGCAACGATCTGTAAATACACCACTACCAAATTTATTTTTAATTTTTTTAACCGAAGAAACTGAATTGACGTTATCATTATCTAGTTTTTTTTGATTAAGAGAAATAGAATTTAATTTCTTAAATTCTGCTGAAATTAAATCTCCGCAACCTGTTTCTAAAATATATTGTCGATGCATTTTTTTTGACCAATCATCAAAAATTACTTTATCCAAATCGATTTTATCTGACCAATCTAAAATATCATCATTGTAAAAATCGTTGTATGTTTGAATATGTAAAAATGTTGGATCTGATAAATCATTATACAAAAATAGATTATATTTTGTAATTATTTCATTCAAAAATTCGGATTGTAAAATACCAATTGGTATAAAATCTTGATAATCAACTGTTTGATTATATAAATATGTTGGTATAGAAACTGTTAAATTAGAATATGATGAATCTGATAATGTATTGTATATTTTGGTATTACCGACCCAATCTATTTTTTGGATATTAATTCTCCAATTATCCGAAAATGTATCTTTTTCACTAGTTGTATAATTAGCAACTAGTGTGTAATCTTGTACACCACCAGTTAAACCGGAGTTTTGTAAATTTAATTCACTGAACTGAATTACGTGACCAGTTAGAGAAGATGACGCACTCATTTGTTCTAGTCTACACTGAATAGTGTCACTACCTGATAATGAAATCGCAGAAAAATTAAAATAAAAAGTATAAGTCGTATTTTCTTCTAACGACAATTGTATTCTTGTTGTACCATTAGTTGTTGATTCACCCCAAGTATTTCCATTAAATATTGTTTGATTATTTACAAACTTCCAAAATGCATTTCTATAAGAATCGATTCTAATTTCTGTACCTGTATTTTGAAAATGGAAAATACTATTACTCACTTTACAATAATTAACTTCAGGGATGTTAGTTGTAATTTTTTCGTGCTGAAAAATTTCAGTGAAAGCTGTACTACCACTATATGTGTAACCAGCTTCTGTTATAATTTTATCAAATATTTTCTTTGAAGATAAAACAGGTGTTAATCTTTGCTTCGAAAATAAACGATTTGTATATGGACTTAAGTAACCTTTCACATCTTCATTATTTTCGCATCCAATATTACTCCAATCAATTGTAACAAAATTAATATCATTCATTGAATTTTGATCAGTGTCATAATTGCTCTTGTATGTTTTGTATTTATTTTCGATTACAACCTCATCTGTGAATGTTAAATCATCGAGATACAAATCTTTAATAGTTTCAAAAATTTTCAAATCGGAACCGATTATTCTTATATTATAATAATCAGTACTATAGTTATCAACATAACAATACCCATTGATTATTAATTGATCATCTATATATAATTGACAATCAATACGTTCTCGTTGGATAGTAGATGTATTATTTAAATTATCTAAACTTCCAAATATTCCAACAACATTTGGAGTTAATAATAATTTAATTGGGAGAGAATAACTGGTCATATTTAAATTAATCTCTTTAATATCAGATAGTTGAAGTGTTACTTCAATATCTTTAATATCAATTGATTCCAATTTTGCATCTGAAAATCTTATGTATGTCCCCGTGTTTTTTCCCATTAAAATTGTTGTATGTATTTTTTATTATTAAATTCAAATTCGATTACTCTCCTCAACATATCACTCTTTGGATATTTAGATATTTTTTCAATTTTGCGATTTGTAATATTAATTGATGATAAAATTGTTTCATAATAAACATTAACAGCAGGAGAGGTAAACAAATTATATAAATAATTAAATTGATCAATTGTTAATAATTCAGTTAATACAATAATTTCATTTGTTGAGGAAATATTATATACTTTCAAAGTCTCATAATGATCTAATATTTCTTTTTTAATTTTAATTTCTTCTATTGGAGAAACACCTGCGCTAATGAAATCTATTCCTCCCAATTTATTCATATATAAAAAATTATAATAATCAGTATGTTTAAATTTTTGAATAATATTAATTCTCATTATCACATTCTCTCGATCGTTTAATTCTTTAATTGTATAATATAATGTATCACTATTTAAAAAATTAGAATTTATAATATTAATCGTATCTGGTGAAACGTCTAAATTAATTATTCTCTTATTAGTGTTATCAGTATTGTTATATTCAACGCTGCTAATTGTATTATCGCTTTGATAACGAGTTACTTCGATTCCCGAAAAAGCAGATACATTAGTAGTGTAATTACCAATAATTGTATTTAAATATGCTTTATCGTTGATAGTAATCATTCTGTTTGTATTCCAATTTGTTAAGAAATTAGATGTTTTACCTGTTTGAAAAATGAAATCATCAATATCAAAATTATCTTGAACATCTTCACATCCATTAAATACATATTTGTTACCAGTATTAGCAGTATCAACTACTTGATTAGAAGCATTATAAGTGGTAACAGCAACAGAATATGTGAATATGCTATCGCTTATACTTTCAATAACATCACCCAACGGTGTGTATATTTCCGATGTGAAATATTTTGACAAAATAGGGGACAGATCTATTATTGCATTAAATGTAATTGGATCAGCGAAATATCTGAATGTATCTATTACTGTAGTATTGAGGGTAATTATGAATATATATGTAAATGCACTACTTGCGGTTAATTCAGAAACTGTTAATTTCAAATTATCTGAGTAAACTGGTGACAAATTATTTAATGTTGAAAGTGTTGTTGACATTTATATTGTATATTTTTTTTTTAGAGTAATGGTTGAATTCCCCTATTAATTCGATGTACTCCAGCTGATCCTGGTTTTAAATTTTTCTTTAAAAATAAAACAATTTCGGTCGCTAAACTGTATCGATATTCAAGTATTATTTTTTTGTAAAATTGATTTCTCATTTTTAATCTCGAATCATTTAAAAAATGTGGGGCACCTTTAGCAGTCCCACTTGGTAAAACAGTTCCCTTTTCTGCTATTTTTTTTCTTATAAAATATAAAGCGGATGATCGTTTAATGAATTGTCCTTTTTTATTTCGAAATTGAATATTTCTTTGCTTAATCCATTGTAAAATTGGACCTTTAGGGGGCCAACCCCCCTTTTTCCTCCCTTCTGAAAAAAAGTAAATTTCTTTTGGTGCTATTAAAAGTAATTTAATTCCACTATAATCTTGGACAATTTCAAATGAAACATTTTTCCAAATATTCATCGAACCATTATCCTTCATTATTTCAATTAAATCAGCGATTAATTCTTCACCGTATTTTTTCATTAAGTTCACTGAACCTGTTAAATCATTCATTATTTCTTCATTCTTATATTTTCGTGATTCCACGCAAATGGTATCTTAATAATAATTGGACCAAATATTCCCGTTGTATCTCCAACTTCATTAACAAAATATTCAAAATTATTATCTTGACCCTTAATGAACCATCGAAATTCATTATTTTCATCAAAATAAGTTAAAAATTCTGACATTAATATTGCATTATCCGAACATTTTAAATCATAATCAATCTCATCAGTTAACATATCTGCAACAACTATGTCGCATAAATAATTAATACTACTATTTGTTATCAACAAAGTTTTCGGAGATATGAATAAAGACGGGAATTTAATATTTGATGCATTTTCCGGGTAATTTGAGATATCATCAAAAGTAAATGATTCAAAAACTGTATGTCCTGTAATAAAATTATTTATTTCATCTCTTACATATTTTAAAGTTTCCATTTTTGTATTTTAATTTTTAGGATAAATTGAATTAATATATTCGTTGGGATATCTAACATTAAATACCTTTTCAACAACCGGTTCAATATAATTTTCAACTTCAACATTTTTGTATTTTGGAAAATCATCTATATTATTTTCATCTTCAATATACTCAATTATTAAATTACCATATAATATATACTCTTCTTTTTTTGTATTTAATAATTTCCAAAATTCATCAGGTGAAAGTAATGTTGTGTTTTTAAGATTATTTTTAAAAATACCTGACCCGTTTAATGAAATCATTTGACTTTCAATCATATTAAATTCAACGAGAGAAATTAAATAATCTTCAATATAATCTTTTAACAAAATTATTTCTTTTTCAGAAAGTGTATTATTTTTAATATTATCTTGAATTTCCTTATACAAATTTCTCCCAATTAAAGATTGTAAATTATTATCTTGTGCTCTTTTTAAAAATGAAATTAAAAATTTATCTTGAATATTACTACTAATAATACTATTTTTTTTTATAACGCTTAAAGTTGTCAAATATTCCATTATATTATATTATTTTTTTCTTCTACATTTTCGCTTTCTTCATCAGTATCAATACCTGCTTTTTCACTTTCAATTTTCGATTCATTGAACACATTATTGTTAATTATTTTAATTTCACATAATTCATTATATTTCATTATTTGATTAAAATAATTAACAATAATTTTTTGACAAGGTTTGACATAACGATTAAAAAATATCTCCTCATGTGTTTGAGAATCAGTAGTGTTACCTAGCTTCCCAGCAGTTTGAATACCAATCATTGAACCTGATGGAATTTGATGTGACATTAATATTTTACTTTGAATTTCTTTATTAATTTCCTGATATTTTTGAGCAACATTATCACTACCTAATGAATCGATGTCTGGTTTGTCGTCCTTACTTCGATAAAACATCATAACTGGTACTCCTTGTGCTCGCTTGTCAAAATAATTTTCGTAAAATGCTCTTGCAGCTTCATCACATTCTTTATCACCAACCGAACCATACATGCTTATTATTTTACCGTCATCCATTCCAGTTTTAAGTGCATTATAACAATACACACTACTCTCAATGTCACTTTCAATAGCTGTGACAGCTGGTGCGTATTCGGGTACTGGATAGTAAAATTGATCGGGAAAATATTTCTTAAAAGAATGTATTGCATATCGCTCACCATCAAGTAGTTCCTGATATTTTTTTAATTCATCTTCATCATTTTTTTCAAATAATGAGTTTTCAACTTCTTTAATATTATTCTTTTTTTCACTAAAAGAAATATTATTAAATTTTGGTAAATATATCATATCCCCCCTTTTATATTTTCCCCAATCGAACTTCCAATACGCACCACTAATTTTACCATTTTCGTCTGGTACTTCAACCCTTATTTTGTTGGATTCTAAATGGTCCACGGAAATTATTTTGTTCCAAACTTTGTCAAAATTAATTTGTGTGTTGATGAAATTAAATAAAACATAATCTAAAACAACTTTTTCTAAAACAACATTTAAATCATCTCCGTCTTTATTAATAGTTTCAATGAAATTTAATGTCTCAGTATATTTTGGATGTTTTTCATCTGTTGGTATTAATCCACCCCCTATAATTTGAGATGCTTTCAAATTAATTATTGCTGCGTGAAGCACGCTATTGTTATATAATCTCAATAACTGATTTGGATAATCAATTATTGAGGATGTATCTCTCCACTCCACATATTTCCAATTATTATTAATCGATAATATTGGGGTAGCTCTGCTTCCATCTGCAAATCGATCAATCTCAAATTTTAAACTTTCATTTTTAGATTTTGGTATATAAATATTTCTTTTTTCTTCCATTAATTTATTATATTTTTTATCTTAGTAAAATCAGATTTTTCGTTTTCATTACAAGCTCTAATTTTATATGAGTACATATTATTTTTTACGAGATAATTATCTCGATATGATAATGATGGACACTCATTCAATAATATGAAATCTTCATCATTAATAGCTCTCCATATTTCAAAATATTCTGTATTGACCTCAGAATACCAAGTGACATATGAAATTCCTGATTTTAAAATTATATTAAATCCAGTTGGAATTTCTGGTGCTAGAACTTCTTCAACTTCGTAGTCATAAAAAACAGACAGATCTTCATTTTTAATAAACTCCACTTTAACATCTTCAATTCCTGATGTTACACAAACTAATTCCGTATATAATATTTTGGATGATTTTTCCAAATCACAAATTCTTAATACATAATTCCCAATTTTTAATTGGTTCATAAAATCTTCAGTAATTATAAATTGTGAATATGTATTTTTCATTTCAGAAACATCCGTTAACGTAAAAACATAATTATTATTATCAGAAAGTGATTTTAATTTGAAAACATAATATCCTGAATTTCCGTTAAATAATTGTTGGTGTACTCTTATCTTTATTATATTTTCGCTATTGTTTACTAAATTAATCATAATGTATATATTAAATTGTTAATAATATATGGTGAAATTGCTGATGTTTTTCTAAAAATTTATAAAAAAAAAGGATGACCGCTAATTTGATCACCCTTTTTTAGAAAATAACACCTCCTTTTTTAATTAACTGCTGAATTTGCTTGTATTAATTCAAAATCAGCTTGTGAAATAGACAAAGGTGGACAAGTTTCTGAGACTTGGATTGGAATTGTCATTAAATTTGCTTCTGATGTTTGAGCTCCTGAAGTTAGAACAGGTGCAGTAATATCACAACCTCCTCGCATATTTCCAGTTTCCAATCCTATAATATAAATATTTCCATTTTCTGCGGAATCACTAGCTAGATAAGTATCACAAATAACACATACTAATTCACTCCTTCCCATTATTCTCAATTCTTCTCTCTTAGCTACAGTATTATTAGTAAACATAGCAGTCATCAATTGAATATATGTCACCGATCCGGTTGAATCGATTGTTCCAGTTGATGTAAAAATTGAACCCGACTCTTTTCCAAGAACAAATTCGGACCACATATCTGCTGCTACTGATATAGTTGCGAGACCATTGGTGACAGACACTCCCGAAATATTACTTAATTCAGTCAAATATAATTTGTATACTCCACCATTTCCTTTTACAGTTTCTCTCGAAAAACCTGTTAAATTTGTGCTCATTTATTGATATTATTATTTTTTATAATGTTAAGAAAACTTCATTGGTCCTAACAACTTTACAACCAAGCTTAAATACAATCATCAATCTCCAAAACAGAGCTTCTGTTAACCAACTGAAATCAAATTTATCATTTTCACTTTCAAGGTCAGTACCAACACAAAAATTATTTTCACGTGTAAGGACAATGTTGTTAAGTCCCTCTAAACCAAGTGTTTTAATCACAACAATATCATAACCAGGAATTTCAAATGAATTTACTCTCTTATTGTCATTCAAAGTATTAGCATCGATTGCAGATCCGAGACCAAATAATGCTCTGTAATAAACTGTGAAATTAGCTGGTGACATATACATATATATCTTAGTTGAATACCAATTTGGATTAATTGTGTAAGCGTTTAACACTACAGCTTCAACGTGTGCGATTGCATTTGCTACAGTTAATCCACTAGATGGGGAATTATCTGTAGAAGCGTCAACCAATTGAGATAATATTCCATCAAACTTATTATATGTTGCACCAGTTGTTGATCCCTGCCAAAATTCCAAATCTGTGTATCTTGATAATGTCTTAGTCTTCAATGACATAAGAGCATCTTTATAAACATCTTCGCTTGAATAATCGGAACCATCTCTCATTAACACTTGAGATATTTTCTCTTTTAGTTCACCACTTTTATAACGTTCCAAAACCATTAGCTCTTCCACCTCTATTGTCACGTCACTAATTGCTGTCTGACCACTATAATCAACAGTTGAAATATCACCGTTTGTTTTTTGTAAAATAGTATAATTGTCGGATATATCGGAGAATATTTTCCGAGATTTTACACCCGCAATTGTTCTAATTCCGTTACCTTTTGCAAATAATGTACCTTCCTCGATAAGATCGATTATGATATTATCACCATTTGTAACTGAATAAGCTGCCATCGCATCTAAATCCCAAGCCATCTGTAGTGTATTTTTGTTAATAATTGCCATATTATTTATTTTCTTTTTTTTTTATTTTATTTATTATTTTTCATATTCATATATTTTCGCATTCTGATAGGATCGAACTCGACAATATTTTCGTCAACATTTAAACTTGTTTTATTTGATATTTTTTTGGTATCAGTATTTTTTAAAATAGTAATCATGTTTTCATATTTAAGCTTTGTCGCATCTAATGTTTCATCATATTTTTTCACCAATTTTGACCAATCATCTTGTGAAATATATTCGTTTGAATCTATTTTAATTTCACCGTTTTCGATTTTAAGATTAATTTTAGCTTCATGGTTTAATTTTAAATATTCAGTTAATTTCAAATTTTCAATTTCCAAAGTTGATAAAGATTGTTGTAATTTATTATCTTCAACTTTTTCTACTGTTATATCTTCAACTTTATCTGACATTTCAACTTTTTCTTTAACTTCTTCCTTAACTTCTTCTTTAACTTCTTCCAATAAATCATTTTTAACAATTAAAGTAATTCCGTTTGTTAAAATATACTCACCATCTTTTAATACCTCTTCACCAATTGTAACTGGTTCACCAACAACATTATAATTAACTTTCACCTCGAATACTCCTTCTTTTAAATTAACTTGATTTTCGTGATTTTCGTCATCTAATTTTAAATCTTTGACTTTAACCAATAATTTGTCCAGTGTTGTAGTTAGAATACTTTTTACATTTTTATCTTTTCCCATTAATTAATTCATTTATTTTTCTTTATATTATATGGTTTTATTTTTTATTTTTTTCCTTTTTTATATTTAAAATTAAATTATTTATTTCATTTATTAATATTTCTTTATCATTAAAAGAATAAATATTAAAATCTTTCTTTACTAAAATATCGTTAATGCTCTCATTTATAAAACGTTGGGTATCTTTTAACGTAATCAAAGTAGTATCATTACACGAATTCAATATGTTTAAAAAATGGTCTAAAAAAAACATATATTAATTATTTTTTTTTAAAATATCAAACATAATATCAGCTAATTCGTCTGACAAATAATTATTTAACAATTCATTCTTTAATTCTAACTTAATTTTTTCATTCATTATAACAATTTCTGGATCACCTTGTATAGAAAAACCTCGATATTTCCCCCGCTTTATATCAGTCCAAATTTCATCATCTAATATTCTATAATGTAACATCCAAGTACCATTAGATAAATCATCTTGATTAAAATATGAATATGCTTTATCATTTTCGCTTTCAATAAACGTTGACGCAACAATTTCATATTTATTTTTGTCTACTAAAATATTATGATCGAGATTTAAAGATAAATCACAGTGATTTAAATATTCAATTGCGATTAATTTTACCGTCTCTTCATCAAAATATATGTATCCACCTGTTTTTGTTGGAATTTTCATATTCTTAAAATAATTTGGTCCTCTTGTATATTTTTTTCCAGGGATTAGAGCTGGACCATATATTTCTTTTTTTTCAAGATCAATTGATAATAATAATTTATCTTGAATTTCATCTTCGTTATTCAATCTCAAAAAATTAATTTGACTAGCTGGGTATTCAACAAGTGACATAATTGATATCGATCCTTCAACGAACTTAACTTTTGCAATTATCAAATCATCTATTTTATTATTATTATTTAAATATTTTTTTAAACGAGTTGCAATTCGATCAGCAGCATCCATTGGAGTTCCTTGACCACCACGTTTATTATTTGTAATTATAACACCTTTTTTTTCAAACAATAATCTCTTCCAATAGTGTCTGCAACCATAACTCCCTTTATATTTAAAAATGGAATATGTTCCAAAATCTTTATTTTCTGTTGAAAAAGACATCTGGTTAATATCCTCTTTTCGAAATAAACGGTTTGGTAATGCCATCATTCTTGCGCAAAAGTCACGATTTCTTCCATCTTGGGGACCAGTGTATTCATAACGGACAGCTATATTCCTTGAATCTTTTAAAGATCCAATTTTTGGTTTTTGTTGAATTGCCAAAATTGTTTCTTCACTTTCTTCCTTAACATCACTTTCTTCCTTAACATCACTTTCTTCAATTATTGTCCATCCCTCTGCTAAAAATTTTTCTTTATTTTCTCCAATTTTGGATAAATGATTTATTATTAATTCGCCCAATTCCTTATTTATTATTTCCATAATTATATTGATATATTTGTATTCAAAATTTGCACCTCAGTTTGAGACGAGGTTAATTTAGATTGTGAGACAGTAACTTCTAATCTATTTATTTTTTTATCGATTAAATTCAAAACTTCTTCATAAGTCATTGAATTATTATTGTTATTATTATTGTTATTATTATTGTTACCTTTTTCATTAAATGCAACAATTTGGTTGCGAATTTCTGGATTTTTCATGACAGCAGCTGACACAATATATTCACCCTTTTCAGCTTCAATTATGGTACCACCATTTTCGTGTGTATTTCCACCGATCCAACCCCCTTTTTTATATTTTAAAGTTTGATTAATTTTTGCAATTTGAAATGCGACTGCCGTTGTCGCAACAATAGCAGCAGCCAGACCCATTGGAATGAACGGTTGAGTTTGTAACGCATTTAGTACAACAATTATCCCGTTTAAAATTGCTTTTTCTTTTAAAATTTTTGCTTCTTTGATAGCATATTCACGTTCAATTTTTAATTTTTGTTTTTCAGTTAAATTTTTATTGGACAATCTTGCATCCTTTTGTTTTTTCAAAGCAAGCAACTCCCCTCTGTGTAAATGATCATTCATTTGGACCGCATTTTTAAACGCTTCATCCTTCATCCTTTCACCAAAATCTCCCCATTTTTCCCCAGAAGATTTTAAACGAGCATCTTCTAATATACCCATTTTTATATTATATATTTCTTCTAATTTTATTAATGCTTCTTTGTTATCTTTAAATAACTCTTGCTCAGTAACATACCACGCTTCTAAATTCTCAATTTTTCGCTCAATTTCTTCCTCTTCGCTTTCGTGTAATTCTTCAATTCGTAATTCTTCTTGTTCCTTTTTTAATTCAATTAATTCTTCATTCAAATCCTTTAAAGCATCTATTTCGATTTGTTTTTGTTTTTCAACATATATTTTTAAATATTTTTCCTTTAATTCGTTCGCTTCTTCCAAAGATAATTCTAATTTTTCATATCTAAAATCAATTCCTTCAATAAACATTTCTTTTTCGATTTCCAGTGTTTTTAAACTTTTATCTTTTTCATTATTTATTTTTAATATAGCAAATTCATTATCTAATTTTGATAATTCGGTTTGTAGTTGAAATTCAGCTTGTCTAATTGAAAGCAATAATGTACTTCGTTTCCGAACAATTTCCTTCTGTTGTATAAAACGTTGATTTTCAAGCTCTTGTAATTTAACAATTGCATTTACTTCATCTTCCTTTGCCTGCTCATCATCGGATGCTAACGCATTTGTCTCTTTAATAATAGCTAATTGTTTTTTAGCACGTATAATTTTACCATTTAATATACTCTTCTGTATTTTACTTTGTTCGTCTAAAGCTTTTATTCTATCATAATCACTTTTTGTTTGATCTTCAGAAATTAATCGTAACTTAGCATACGCACCATTTTGTTTAGCTATTTCGATAGTTGAGTTTCTAATTGCAACTTTTAAATCATTTTGTCTTTCAGCAAGAGCAGCTGATGCAAGAGCAGCATCAGTAATATTATCAACAACATCGATTACCCCAATCACTAATTTTTTTACTTTTCCTGTTAAATTTTCGACACCAGTCGCAGCTTGGAGAGTTGAGTTTCCCAAATCTTTAAATCCATTTTTTATATCACCTTTTAATATTTTAACAATTGCTTTACCCATTAACCCAAATGCTTCTAGTCTATTAAGAATATTTTGCTTAATAGCATCCCCTACTTTTTTTATATTTTCCCTAAAATTTAAAAAGAAATTACCTATGTCTAATATCTTCTCACCCATAAAGATCAGATATTCGGTGAGTTGATCAACAATAGCCCCCAAAAATGCCATAATGACTCTTAACTTTTGGGCTCCTGCCTCAGTTTTCTTAAAATATGCGATTAAACTTACGACTGCAATAATTATTAATAATATACCAGTACTTGCCATTGCAAGTTTTAAAGATTTGAAAGAAGCTACCCCTTTTTTAGCACCACTTTGGAGAGTTGTAAAAAATCTTCCGAATTTTGTATCATTGATTGACAATGAATCATTCATCTCCTTATTAGATGCGGTAGTTTTTTTAACACTACTATTTATTTTCTTAATATTTTTATCATCTCTAACATCAGTTTTCAACTGAACAATAATTTTCTCTTCCATGTTTTTATATGGTTATTATTCTTTTTTTTTTCTAATATTTTTCAGATAATTTAATTTCAATGTTTTTCATTTGTATATATTTTAAATATTTAAAAAATATATGTATATTTTTCGTTAACCAAACATCAACTGTTATAATATTACAATCACAAACAGACATTAACAAATGATAAAAACCAAATGTTTCTAAACCCCTCTTTGTATTTTCATTTGTATTTTCATTTTCATCATTTATTAAATCAAAATATTTTAATATTTTAATATTATAATTAATATATTGATCAATTATATTTTTCGCAAGAAAATAATTTACATCATTTATTTTTTTTAAGTTTTGGATTAAAAAATAATATTTTATATTTTTAATTTTAAAAGGAATTTCCTCGATCAAATTTTTCACAGTTTCAATATAATTGTTATCTTGTAAATTATATTCAATATCAGAATATTTTTCGACTGTCATTTTTTCAAAATCTAATATTTTAAAAAGTTTATTTTTAATTAATAGATAAGGAGAGAATGCTATTTTGTGATCATTTTTAAAAAATATTGAATTATCGATTAATGATATAATATGTTCATCAATTATTTTATCAATTATTTTATAATCACAAGATAATAACATCGATAGTATGTGTTTTTTAGATTCTAATTTTGATATATCATTATTCTCTAAATATTTTTCAATTTCAAAACCAATTTTAAAATTTAATTCTTTCAAATTATTTGGTAATTGATATAATGTATTATCAATTTCTAATTTTATCATAATTTTATTTTAATTTAGATGCAGAATAATCACCAATAATATACTTATTCGTTGCATAGATTAAACAATCAACTATATCATCGTGATTAGCGTATGGGAATGCAGCAATTTGATTTAAAAATAAATTATTCCAATTATCTTCAACTAGTATTACCTTATTATGCTGAAGATATAAGGTGATTGCACGTGCTCGCTCTTCCTTATTACCGTTTGGTGACACATCACGAATTGATATATATTTTGTTTGAGCTTTTAATGTTTGAATTAAACTCAATCCAGAAGATTTTGATTCGATTAATATTTCTTTAATATTATATGCTGATATACAGTCCTTTACCGCAGCGATAAGCTCAGGGAATTCTAACCATTTTTCTTCAACACGAGAAATATATAGCAAATTGTTAATCCTAGAACAAATTAAAAATGCCGTTGGGTCATTTTTTTCTTGATTATTGGTATATGCAGTATCAAGAATTAAATAATTTTCAGCATTCAAAGATATTTTTAAATAATCAGATTTTTTTATAATTTTAAACCATTCCTTCTTCAGAAGATCACCTTCTAATGCGCTCGGTGCTTGCAACAATTGTGATGCATATGCTTTCAAATTAAGTTCATTCTTTAAATTATCCAATCTCGATTGCGGAAATAATTTAGGGAAAAACAAACCATTTATATAATATTTCTTATATTTTTCAGTTGTTAAAGAAGATAATATAGCAGGAATACAGATATGTTTGTATCTTTCAAAATTATTTTCTAACAGATACCCGCAAATATCATTTTCTGAAGTTCTCTGCTGGATACATATCCTAAATGCACACTCATTATTAGCTCGACCCACTAATACATCTTTGAAAACATTAATAACATTGATAATTTTTGTAATCGAATATGAATCCCGAGGATCATTTGCATCATCAAGAATTTGAATATCAAAACCGCTCCCAATTATTGACGAATTTATCCCGAAGCTTTTTCTATTTCCATTTTTTATAGTTGAAAAATTACCTTTTGCATTAGTATCGGAGCGTAACTGAATATCCCAACGTTCTTTAAACCAGTCACTTGATAGTAGATTTCTGCTAGCTGCGGAACTTTTTTGAGCTAAATTTTGGGTTGATGAAATTGTTTGTATTTCTAAACTTTGATCTTGAACCCATAACCAAACAGGGAATATTTCTGAAATTAAAATTGATTTACCCGAACGAAAAGGTAAATTGATTAAAATGTGTTTTTCAGTTTTCAATTTTTTTGCAAAACGATCATATTCATTTTGCAACTCACAACAAACAACATCATAATGCCAGTTGTCGTGAAAAGTAAACTGCTTATAATAATTTAACATACATAATTTAAAAAACTCATACAAACTTTTTTTTCCTAAAGCAGTCTCAATCATTATTTTTAATTTTTCTTTAGGAATTTTTTTTATATTATCAAGAAATTTTTTATTTTTATTATTCACTATTTTTTAATATTATATTTTGAATTTTAATTAATTCCTCAACATCGAGGAAATTTTCGAAATTATTAGTTACATTATTGTTCGTCACATTTACTAAATAATTATGAATATTTTTATCTTCGTGTATTTTTAATAACTTTTCCTTCTGATCCAAAGCTTTTAAAGCAACAATATCATTTCCCTTTTTAATATTTCTCCTATAAATATAATCATATTTTTCGATATGTTCCAGGATTATTAGTTCACCGTGTTTTTGAGTATATTCTCGAAAATCATTATTAATTTGAGTCATATATTTATTAAATGTATTTGCTGTAATTCCAAAATTTTTAATAGCATAATTTCTCATTTCGATTCTTCCACATCCATCCAACAATAGTTGTTTAAGTTGAAGCTGACGATCTGCAACAATCATTTGATTAGTCTTTTTCCCACATATTCCTTTAATATTAGATCCTTTTTCCATTTAAAAAATGTTTTTTTATTTCTTTTATAATTTTATTTTGTTTATCAAATTTTAAAAAATTTAAAATTATTAAAATTAAAACCAAAATTATTATTGATACCCAAATAGGTAATAATATTAAATTAATTAATTGTATATATATTTTTTTCATTTATTATTATTTTTTTTTATTAATTCATTAATATATTGTACATCAGTCCATATTTTTTTTATAGAATATTTTGTTAAATTATTAATATTTTGGTAAGTTAAATTATTGATATAATACAATAACCAGAAAGAATATTTTTGATAATTATCATCTTTAATTTTATTAACTAAAAATAATATATCCTCGTGATTATTTTCATCAATAATATTATCTTCTGCGAATAGCAAATCATTTTCGAAATCAAATATTATTTCGTTTTTTGATGAAAAATTATTAATAAATGTTTTTGAAGAAGATGAGTAGTTGCTTTTTAAAATTGGAATAATATATTTCAATAAATTTTTTTCTAATATCAATTTTTCAAATTTTTTCTTTCTTTTTTCCGTAGAATGCATATATATATATAGAGAATTAACAATATCATCATATTTATTATATTTATGTTTATAATCAAATTTTTTCATAATCAATTTTAATGCATTAATATTTTCTTTATTATCAAAATAATCATATATAATATTCATTATTTGTTTTCTTTGTTTTTTTTAATTTCACCATTATAAAAATTATACTTTTTAATGAAAATATTTAACTTACCCTGTGTTAAATGATGCAATAATATATTATTTTGAATAATATAACAGCTTATTGTTTTTTTAAAATCAAGATAATTATATTGT